ACAAAAAACTCTCAATATTGCAACAGATTCAAAAGAGACTAATATCCAGCAAACTAAAACATCTGTAACTCTAGGAAATACTTCTTTAGTTGATGAAATGGAAAATTTCTAATGACTATTGAGGTAGACTCCAGTAACCTCGACAATGTAATAACAGCAATCAAATTAGCAGAGCAGTCCACACTCGGAAAGATAGGTCAAACAGTAAAGACTGATTTGCTATTAGGATTCAAGAATGAAGAAAGTCCAAGTGGAGAAAGATGGAAGCCACTCAAAAAATCAACACTTAAAGCAAGAAGAAAAAAAGGTGGTGGAGCTAAGATACTCCAAGACACTGGAAACTTGAAAAAATCTCTCAACTCTAAAACTTCATCAGGCAAAGTTACTATCGGATATGGTGCTGATTATGCAATTTACCACCAAGCAACAAGAAAGATTTTACCTACTGAACATAGCGAGATTGATATGGAAACCATTCAGGATATAATATTTAGAGGGATTTTAAAATGACATACAGTACAGCAGAATTACAAAACAAAATAATAGACAGCCTTTTAAAGGGTAGCAATTTAATAGTAAAGCCACTAAAAACAAAAGAAGATTTAAACATAACTGGGGTAACTCCAAATATGTTCATCCAGTATGCAGGGGCAGAACACAAAGAGAGAACACGGAACTTCACAGCAGTTTTCAATATCTATGTTGTTCACAAGACTTTATCATCTTCTGAGAAGGAAGGAATTTATGATTTGATGGACAAGATAAGAAATGATATAATATCAATGAAAATTGATTATGGGAAATTCATATCTAAGAGTGACACATCTTCAATAGGTGCAGAAACTATAACAGAAGCAAAGAGTAATACTTTTGTTTATATGTTCTCACTAAAAACCAAAGTAAGGATATAAAATGCTATACGAACTAACAAAGAAAATCAACTACAGAGGAAAGACACTCCAAGTTGGTGATAAAATAGAGCTTAACTCTGATGAAGTATTAGACTTTTCAAAGAAGAAACTTATCAATAAGTATAAGAAACTTGCAACTGTAAAAAAAGAAAAGGTTGAGGTTAAGAAAACACCATCTGAACCAAAAGAAGAGACAAGTGGAAAACAAGATATCAGTTGATGATAAACTGGCTTCGAGAGAGAAGTACATTAAGCTCTCTTTTGCAATGTTGGTATTTATGGTTCTCGCTATTGCAGTTATGGCTTTTGTCGGAATTATTCCAGCTACAATCACAGCAGTTGCGACTGGCTTTATAGGCTTGTCTGTATCTTTCGCAGGTATAATCGCTTCGCATTTTGGATTTTCTCCAAAGGACACAAAAAAATGAAACCATTAGGAATAACAGTACACTGTTCAGACAGTCCACAAGGTCGTGGAGATAATGCCGAAACAATACATAAATGGCACAACGAAAGAGGCTGGGATGGCATAGGATATCACTATGTAATACTAGAAGATGGAACAATAGAAAATGGGAGACCTGACTACTGGATGGGAAGCCACTGTCGAGGGCATAATAATACTTTAGGTATTTGTCTGATAGGAGAGGATAGCTTTACTGAAGAACAGTATGACTCTTTACATTCTTTAATAGATGAAAAAACTGAGAAGTACGGATTTGGTACAGATAGAGTACACGGACATTACAAATATAGTTCTAAGACCTGTCCTAATTTTGATGTTCAAAAATATTTAAGCGATTATGGTCTGATTTAGTGGGATATATTAAAATTGCAATGGAACTATTGAGTACAAGTGCTGGTAAAAAGGCAATGCTTGTACTTATTTCGGCTTTATTTATCTTTTCCACATATTTGTATGTCTCATCACTTAAAAGCGATATAAGAGATTACAAGGATGATTTAAAAAGTGCAGAAGACTCAATAGTTCTGATTAACAATGAGTTCTCTACACTCTACGACAAATACTCTGATTTAGAAAAAGATTTTGATAAAGAAAAGAAATTCTATGAGTTTTCAATATCAGAACTGAACAAGAAGCACAAAAGAGATGTTTCAATAAAGGTTTCTGCTGAAAAACTAAAAGACAGGATAAAAAATGCAAAAGATAAAGATGATGGTGAAATTGCTACTGTTCTGGACAGCACTCTTGAGTCTATCAGGATGTTCAAATAAAGAGTTCCACCTAGGATGGTATAAAAAGTGTGAGAAGTCTGTAGTAGTGAAATACAAAAAGGTATATCCTAGTATACCTAGCGAGAACCTGCACTGTAAAGAAATTCCAAAACCTGACAATAATATAACCAAACAAAGTGAAGTATCTCTGTATTTAGTTGAGCTATTTCAAGCAGGGAAAGTATGCGAGTCTAATCTTATTTATGTTAATATACTGTTATCGAATTTCAGTATGGATGAAAATTCAACAAAATAAAAAAAAAAGGCTAAATTTTGAGTCAAGAAAATGCAACTTATGACTGCACATCTTGTAAGTATTATGGTATTCAAGAAGAGATGGTTGAAACGATAAGAAAGATAGAAGATGAGAATATTAGGCAAGAAGACAGTCTTGTAGAAATAATAAAAAAGCAGAATAGTGATTCAGTGGTTCGTTCAGAGATGTATCAAAAGATTAATACTATTTCAACTAACCAAGCATTAAATGCCAAAACAATATCAGACCATATGGTTTGGGAAGAAAAACATCAGAAGCTAGTTTTAAAGATTTCTGTTTTTGCGATGGCAACTATAGTAACCCTTATGGGATGGACACTAGTTGAAATATTATCAATTTCAAAATCAAATTCTGCACTGACAGAGAAAATTGTTGCTGAAGATACCAAGGTTAATAAAACAATCAACAGTATAGAGAAGCATATAGATAAGCAAGACCAGTTTAATCAAATGATTATACTACGAATGGTCGGAACAAAAGAAGACTAAACTTAGAGGGTAAAATTCCATACATAAAACCCTTAATGTTTACAAATGCACTGTATTCAAGATTATACAAAGGTGTGTATAATTTTTAATGAAGTGTGTTCGCAAGATATATTTTTAGCGAAATATAATAATAATAATTAATTTAAAAAGGAATTTATTATGGCAAAAATTACAGACCCAGACAACCTAGTCCGTTCATCTCTTGTAGGAGAGTTAGGAACTGATGGTAATATATGGATAGACACTACATTTAGAATGATTTCTCTAGGAGAATTTGGTTCTCTTTCAACTGATGGTGTTTCAATTCAAGCATTTTACTCTTACTTAAAAGAAGAGTGGAAAACAGATGCTGAGTTAATCAAATATCCTTTCCCTATGGTAGCAATTACACCAGAGCAATTTGAGTTCGTAGATGGATGGCAACCAGCAAATATTGAAACAGTAAACCTTTTCAGAGATGGTGGATTTGCAGTTAAAAATGCAGATGGTACTTCAAGCTCAGAGTTCTCAGGAATTATCACACTAGGTACAATTGGTGGTTCAGACCAAGTATACTTTCAGCAAACAGGTTCAGGACACGCAGTAAATGTAAGTTTAACTGGAGCAGTAAATCAGTGTATTAAAACTTTTGGAAAATCAGGTGGAAATACTATCTCTTTTACAAATGCAACTGATACAATTTCAAGTACAGTTCCTATTACAACTTTTGCTTCAGGTGAAGTAATTGAAGTTACAGGTTCAGGAAGCAACGATGGAACTTATACTATCGCTTCAATAGCTGGAGATTATCTTTCAATGGTAATTGAAGAGACAGGAACTTTAACAGATGAAGGTGCAGGTGCAACGATTGAAATTCTTGCTGATTCTCGTTCATACTTTAAGATTTTCGTTAGAGAGCAAGCTAAGCTTTATGCTCAGTCTCAACTTAGTGATATTGGTGTTAATACTTTCACTTACCAAGCTTATCGCTTCCCACTTGCAAATGCTGATGATTTAAAAATTACAGTTTCAGATGTAGGTATTGATTCAGATTCTAATGGTGTTGCTGATGTAGCCCCATATTCAGATATGTCAATTACTTACTATGCAGTTGCACAGTCAAGAACTATTGGAGCTTCTGCTTATAACTTCGATATTATTATTGATGCAGATGTAGCAAATGATGGTGCATTGCCAACAGCAGAAGAAATCTACGAATTTGTAGAATGGTCTTTAAGACAAAATTCTGACATAGATGCAGGTGCAGGTAATGTTATCGGTAAAACAGCAGAGTCACTTCTTAAGTTTGTTGGTGATACTTTAATTACATCTCAAGGTGTATTTATAGACCAGTTCTCTTCAACTGATATCAACAGAATTGAGTTTTATGATGATACAAACACTAAGAGAGTTTTTCCTTTTGTTTCAGCAGGTTCAATTAACTTTAATGATAACCTTGTTTCAGACAGTGGTGCAGTTTATCGTATGTTCTATACAGATGCAAATGGTAACAACTTTGGAGACTCAGATGCAATTATCGTTCAAGATAATAGTTCTTCAGATATCGCAGGTTCAATCTCTGCTCCAAGTGTTCAGTTCACATTCGATTATGATGGAAATGTTCAAGGTGGAAGAACAGCAGGTACAGATGCAAACATTACAGTAGTAGCTATTGGATTAAACAAAGCTCAGTATGTAAAAGCAACTTCAACTATCGGTCGTTCAAATGCAAATAGTGTTTCACTAGTTGCTTCACTAGAAAGAAATTACTCTAACCAAATATAGTAATTTAGTGAGTCTCCTCGGAGGCTTACAATAATTATATTATAAGGAAAAAATATGGCAACAGTTCGTGATGTAGGATATAGCTCAGATGATTTAAATGTGGCTTCTCACACTGGTTTACTTCCAGAATACGAAGTAGGGGATTTGCTTATTTGGATTTGTTTTAAGGATTCAACTGCTGGAAATTCCTTAACACTTCCTAATGGATGGACTCAATTAAAAAGAGGTGTATTTAAGTCTAATGAGGGTCTGGTCTGCTACAAGACAGCAACTGCTAACGAAACTCCACCTAGTACATCTTCAAGCGACTCAGATGCTTATATGAGTTCTCTAATATCAGTAAAAAATGCAGGAACTCCAACTAACACATATTATGAACAAGCAGGTTTGTCATATGAGTCAAGTTTTGACTTATGTTCAAGCACAAAACTAAACGGAGTAAAGATAGCAATTGCTTCAATTGGTGGCTCAGGTGGTGCGAGTATGTCGAACTGGGGAAGGCTATTAGTTAATGAAGAAACAGTAGGTGCTTGTATGATTGTACACTATGACTACACACTGGAACTTGACTCAGGAGAGACAGTAGATGTCCAGTTCTCAAATGATAATACTTGTGGATTATATAGTTTTGAAATTCCTGATGATTCAGGTGATGCTAATACTAAAGCAGAAGTTGATATTCAGAACATAGATTATCTTCATTACAATAGTGGAAGCATAGTGATTCCAACAACACCTTTGATTACTAGCTTAGATGGAATTTCAGTAGCAAAAGCAGATTCTCTTACATATGGTTCAGATTATAACTTTTTCTTCTATCAGACATCACCATACTTCAAGGCAAGCAGGGCAAAAAAGATAAAGTGTGTTGAATTAACAACAACAAGCTTTAACTCAAACCAAGGACTAATAGTCTTTCATATTTTCCCGACTAGACCAAAGTATGAGAAGACAATAGGAAAAGATAATGATGGAGTATTTATAGCACTTGTTGATTCAAACAATAACTGGAGAGCTTGGAATGTAAACTCAGCAGGTGATGACTCTTACAATGTAGCACCTTTGTTCACTTTTGTTCTTGACAGTAGAGACATCTCAAATGCTATTGATAGTTCAGGCTCTTTAGATACTACAGACATAGTAAAGATAGTTGTTGGAGTAAGAGGTCGAGTTGCACATTCTTACTATTCAGTAAATAGATTTTCTTTGATTGAAAGGTCAAAAATTTATGGAGGTTCTTCTGCTAATGTATCAAATATTAATACACTAATAGAGTATTACAATGGATGTTATATCAAGCCAATTCAAACACAAGGTTCAGGATATCAATTGAGCCTCCCAGTAGATATTGGAGATAGTGTTGTTGGTACTTACTATAAAGAAACTGGAAAGACTGTGGAGTTTAAAACAATACACTCTGGAGACAAGAGGTCATTAAATGTTAGGGAGAATACATTGGGCTTCTCTTTTTCTTTACTGTCAGGAGATGTTGTTATCTTTGATTCTTGTACTATTACATCAGAAAGCAAGTTTAAAATAAATAGTGAAAACGATTCAGGATTAGTAAGATTTACAGGTAGCCTTATCAAAGGAACAGGTCAATGTAATTTGGAGTCAAACTGCGAAATAATAAACACTAGAATAAATAAATGTAGTACGATAAACTCCATAGGAGCTTTGCTCGATGGGTGTAGTTTTAATGACTCTACATCTTTTGATGCTTTTGATTATGGAGTAGGGACAGTTCTTAAAAATTCAGAGTTCAAAAATTACTCAAATGCAATCTATATGGGAAGTGATATTACTGGGACAATTGAGTTTGACAATGTTAAGTTTGATGGTTCAGGGACTGATATCTACTGGGGAGGAAATTCAGGAACTCTATACATAACTTTACTAAATGGTTCAAACCCTGTAAATATTAGTACTGGAGGAGGGACAGTAGTTCTCCAGACAAGTGCATATGTAAGAATAACAGGAATTGAAGACAACTCTGAAGTGAGATTTTACACAAGCGATTTGTCTTCTGAATTGTATGGAGTCGAGAACTCATCAGGTGGAGAAGTTGAGTTTCAATATTTTGAACTTTTGTCTGATGTGATTGTTACAATTTTTAATATAAACTTCTTACCTCAAAGATTAGTGTTGCAACTAAACGGAGAAAACTCTATAATACCAATTAAACAAATTAAAGATAGAACATACAAAAATGCTTAAGGAGCAAAAAGATGAAGAAAACATATAGAGTTGATGGAGATACTAAAAACACTTTCAATGGGATAACATTAGAACTAGTAATCGAAGATGAAAAAATAGGTGCTAAAGTTAATGTATTAGGTGGTTCTTTTGTGATTACTCAGAATGGTAAAATATTAGTTTTATCAAGTGATGAATGGTGCTTGACTCTGTTTGACATTACACCAGAAAAGAAAGAAGAAAAACCAAAGTTGAAGATTAATGAAAATTTAGATTTATTCTTGGAAGTTAAAGAAATCAAAGTATCAGTAAAATGTACATACCTTGAACTGTATGAAAAACTAAAAGAAGAGTGGTCTTTTATTCAGACTATAAATGGAGAAAAATGTCCTTTTAGATATAATGATGAGATGAAACTCCTGACACTTGAGAACAGATGGAACTTAACTGGCGAAAGTATTCAGTTTTTAACTGATGGAAGCTTTGATAGAAAAAGTGAAGATGGTAGGTCTATATAAAATATAGGAACGATAATGAAATTTATATTTAGTGGAGCAGAGAAGCTAATATATATAGTTTCACCAACAACAAACTTTTCTGCTGAGGAATTATACTCAGAGTGGAAAAGATGGTTTATTTCTGCTGTTGAAAATTCAAGATATTTGGATGCAATGAACAGTGTAGGTGGAAACTCTATATCATCAAGCAAAAGTATCGCAGGGTATATAGAAATGCTGAATGGGTGGAGAATAAAACCTTATGATGGAAACTATACTCTAAGTGTAGATGGAAACCTGTTTGCAACAGGAGGATTAAATCCTTTTATACCAATAGACAATGGAAGTGTTCTGCTATCTCTTGAGACAACAAGTAATGCTCTCGCTCTATCATCAGATGTTGAGAAGATTGCAGAAGCTGTATGGAAGTATTCTCAGGGTGGATGGTTTATTGATAAAGATAACTTCCAGATGGTTATGCTGAATATGGATGGAACAGAACTTCAGAGATTTAACTGCTTTGATGATAACGGAAATCCTAATATAAATACAGTTAGAAAAATGATACCAGCATAAGGATTTAAATATGTTCGGAATAACAATACCATTTTACTTTTCAGATGTTGGAAATAGTGGAAAAACTCAAGGTTTTGATGTAGTTACTTTTTCAATAAATGAAGAAGAAGAAGTAAAGTTCAAAGTATTAGACATTGAAGAGATAAACTTTTCGATAGAAGAGAAAGAAAATATAAACTTTAAAATAGGATAAAAAGATGGCTTACAAAAAGATGGAAATAGTTCAAGGCGACAGCAGTAAAACAATAACTGCAAAAGCAGATGGAGTTCTTAGTAGTGATTGGTCTGGAAAGATAGTTGTGAAGCAAAAACTTGGAGCAGTTGAGTCTGCTGTTCTTACTGTGGTTATGACACTTGATGTAGCAGAAAACAAGTTATATGGAACTCTAGTTCCTGATGATACAATTCAGTTAGCTGAAGGAACTAGTTATTTTCTTACAGTAGAGATTGAAAATTTAAACTCTACACCTGCATACAGAAAAGAAATCAAGAAATATGATTTAGTAATTACTGCTCAAGGTGCATAAGAACAGTTTTACAATAATAGTGCTATAATGTTTAGCAAAAGAATAGAGTCGCTTTCGTAGCTCTATATCTTAAATTATACAAAAGGAAATATAATGGCAAAGAATGGAAGCGATTATTTATCTCTAGGTGGTGGTGTTTTATATATTACACCTTATGTTGGTGGAGTTTTAACTGGAAATCAGAAGAGCTTCGGTCTTACTGATACAGTTGAACTTGAAAGTGCTGTTAGTTTTATTGAGAAGAAAAATACTGAGGGAAAAATTCCAGTAACTTCTAAGAAACTTCCAACAGAAATCAAAGCAACTTTAAAATTCACAACAAGTGAAATTTCTCCTGCAATGATTGTACGAGCTTTTTTTGGTGCTGAGTACACAACTTCTCACGGAGTTAAGACAGATGATGCTCTTACAATAGCTTCAATTAGTCTTGGAGATTCAGTTGATACTGGATATGTTTCTATCGCTACAATGGTAGTAAAAGATGCAACAGATACTACAACTTATGTTGAAGATACTGATTATTCAATTGATAAAAATACTGGATTTTTTGCTCTAGTTGATGGTGGTTCTATTGGTGAAGGTGATTCACTTAACTTAGTAACAACTACAACAGCTTTTGAATCTACAAATGTTTCAGCTCTTAAGTCTAGTACTCTTGAAGCTAAAATGGTTTTTGTTTCTGACCCTCAATCAGGTGAAAGATACAAGTATACTTTTTCTAAAGTAAGTATTTCTGCTCAAGGTGCATTAGCACTTAAATCAGAAGAATTTGCAACTATCGAATTTGAAGGCGAAGTTCTTCTTGATGATAGTATTTCTCCTACTGGTCAAATATCACAGTTTTTTGATATCGAGACAGTGCCTGATGCAGTTTAATTGTCCTCATAAAAGAGAGACAATAAAGCTTGAGAGTATCGGAGATGTAACAGTCTCTGAACTCTCTATCGGCGATATTGAATCTTATCATAGCGATACAGAAATTAAAGATAATGACATAATATTTATAGTGAAAAAATACAGTGACATTAAAGCAGATAGATTTAACGACCTTATACCTGCTGAAATAGGGTATCTTTATGAGAGGATTCTAACAGTCACATTTGGAGAAGCTACACCTGATGAAGAGGGTGGGAATGAGGACGAAAAAAAGTAGATGAATGGATTGCTTGGCTGATATCAAAAGGTCACAGTAATTCATTCTTTTATAGCTATAGTTTTTTCAAGACTTGTCTAAATGTTGCTTTTGATGTAGAAAATCAAACAATTGTACATAACTCACTAGCATATCAACTCACAAAACTTGATTCTAAAGAGTATAACAATGAAATCAAAGCACTTCTAAAGCCAACTGACAACAAATCCAAACAAACACCAAAGAAAGACAAAAAAACTGCTCCTAAGCAAACTATGAGTCATTCTGATATAATGAAAATGAAATTGAAAACGGAGTCATAAAATGCCAGCAAATAATGAACTAACACTAGACATAATCGCAGATACAAAAAAAGCACAAGCTGATATATTAGCATTACAGAAAAAGATTGACAAGCTAGGGAAATCTAGTGGTGGTTCAGCAAAGGGTTTCAAAGAACAAGAAACTGCTATAAAAGGCACAAGCAAATCAACTAAAACACTAGCTAAAGATATTGACAAACTTGGAAAATCAAGTAAAGGTTCAGCTAAAGATTTAAAGTCACAAAACGACTCTCTCAAAAAAGTTGATAAGTCATCAAAAAAATTAAGCAACAACTTTGATAAGCTTGGTAAATCTAGCAATGGTTCTGTTAAAGGGATTAAAGCACAAAACAAGTCTCTCCAAAGTGTAAGTAAATCATCAAAAAACCTTACTAGAAATCTAGGTGCATTATTTCTTGCCTATGGTGGATTCAAAGCTTTTTCAGCAGGTGCTGGTTCTGTTATTAAATTTGAACAGTCAATGAAGAAACTAGAAGCTGTTTCAAAATCAACAGAGAACGAGATGAAGAGATTATCTTCAACTGCTCAAGAGCTTGGTGCTTCAACAGAATTTTCAGCAAATCAAGTCGGCGATGGAATGAACTATATGGCTATGGCAGGTCTCAGTTCATCACAGATACTTACTTCAGTAGGAGATGTTCTTGACTTAGCTACAGCAGGTATGGTTTCGCTCGGTGATGCTTCTGATATATCAACAAATATTATGAGTGGTTTCGGAATGGAAGCTGACTCAGTTGGAAAGATTGCTGATGTTATGACTGCTACTTTCACGAATAGTAATACTAGTGTACAGCAGTTAGGAGAAGCATTTAAATATGTAGCTCCTGTAGCTTCTGCTTTGAATGTTTCACTAGAAGAGACAGCAACAGCGATAGGAGTAATGGGAAATGCTGGACTGCAAGGTTCAATAGCAGGTACAACTCTCCAAACTACACTATTAAGACTTGCTTCACAAACTCCACAAGCAAAGAAGGCGATGGATGATTTAGGTGTATCAGTATTTGATTCAACTGGAGAATTTATAGGTATCGAAAATGCTATGCAGGAGTTCAACAAAGCAACTGCTAATATGGGAACTCAAGAAAAACTAGATAAGCTTAAAAAGATTTTTGGTGCAGAAGCACTAAAGGGTGTTATTCCTTTAATGGATAGTGCAGGTGATGGATATACAAAACTTTTTGACAAGATAGCAAACTCAGGTGGAGTAGCAGAAAAAACAGCAGAGAAAATGAGAAGTTCAATGCAGGGTGCAATTGACAGTATGATGTCTGCACTAGAAGGACTTGCAATTGCAATAGGAAACGATTTACTTCCTGCAATGAAAGATATAGTAACTGGAATAACAGATGTAGTCAGAAGCTCAAAGGATTATTATAATCAGAACAAAGCAACTATCACAACAGTTGTAGAAACAGCGACTGAACTTGGTGCATTAATTCTTGTATTAAAGGGCTATCAAGCAATTCTAAAATCTTCTGCTGTGGCTTCAGTTGTATATCAAACAGCAGTAGTAGCAAGTGCAACAGGAATGTCTATATTCAATGCGGCGATTACAGTAACAATTGCAAGAATGAAACTTCTTACTTTAGCCCTATTGAAAAATCCTTTTACAATATTTATTGCAGGTGCAGGTACTCTTCTTGCAGTATTCCAACAAATATCAAATGAAGAAGAAGTATTTGTAGAAAGAACCAGAAGTTTAATAAGTGTGATGGAAGACTCAAATAGTGTAGCAACAGCCAGTGGAGAATTATGGAAAAAACATAAAAACAATATAGGAATAACTGCTAAAGAATATAACACTTTTAATGTTGCAATTGATAAGTCAATAAAAGCACTTGAAGCTCAAGTAAAAGTGATGAAAGCAGATGATGCAGAGAAATATGCTTATAACATAACTACTGCTGAAAATGCGATTCATATGCTTCAAAAAAGAGCAGAGATGTTCGGCAAAATTACTGTAATGACTGAGCAGAAAGAACAAGCTATGGAGTACAACAAAGAGCTTGAAAACAATAAGAAAAATATAGAATACCAGATTTCTCTTTTAGAAAAACAACAAGGAACTGTAGTAAAAGGAACACCTGCTTGGACAGCACTACAGGTTGAGATTGATAAATTACACAAGGTGTACAAGAAAATCGAAGGGACAAAACCATTCGAGGGAACAGCAAAAGAAGGTCGTGAAGTTGCAAAAGTAACAAGCGATTTGAATAAACTTCTCAAGGAAGGGGCAGAAGCACTTGATAGTGTAGGTCCCGATATCATCAAGTATTTTGGTGAACTAAGAAAAAACACACTAAAGAGAATAGATTCAGAGAAAACTGCTCTTTCAACTATGCTAAACAACGAGAAGAAACTAAAGAATGATATAAAATCTTTATCAAACGAAACACTTGCAATACATCAGAATTATGCAAATAAAAGAAAAGCTCTTATAGATGAGACTCAAAACAAGATATACGATGTTCAGACATCAGGATTAAATGACTATCAAAAATATCTCTCTGACCAGAAAGAAGCAGACAGTAGATATGCAAAAGCACAGGATGAACTCAAAAAAGGAAACCTTGAAAAAGCACAGCAATATCTTGATGAGTACACAGCTTTAAAAGAAGCAAATGCTGGAGCAGAAATTGTAATTGATGAGAAGGTCAAAGTATCAAAGGACACTGCTCAAAAAGAACTAGTTGCAGGACTCAAAAAAAGAGAAGAATTAACACTAAAAATTATCAAAGAAGAAGAGAAAGCTGAAGTAATCGCTCATAATGCAAAAATTGATATGAAAGTTATCGAGTTAAAAGCATTAAAAGCTCAGATTACAGCACAGCAGGAACTGCTTAAAATACTTGGAAAAATAGTAGAAACATCAACTGGAGTTGAGTTTAACTTTCAGGCAGATACTGCGAAAGAAACATTAGAAGACCTTGATAAGATGATTTATGATATCTCTCAGCAGAAAATTGATATCAAAATTAAAGCAGACTCAGAAAAAATTGATGTAGCAAGTAGAAAGATTGAAACTCTAAGTACTGATGTTGATGTTCTGACTGCTAAGACAAAAGAATCAATACCTCTTGTAGTCGATACAAAGAAAACAGAGGAGAACCTAACTCATACTATGGAGAGCTTAGGGATTGTTGCTACAAAGCTCTCAAAAGAGCAATTTTTAACTATTAAAACAAAAAGGGATGAGTACGATAACCTCAAGGAAGATATCAAAGTATTCTACACTGACAACAGAGAAAAGATATTAAATATTAATGACTCTGAAGCTAAAACGAAATATTATGCAATGATAGAACAAGCACATACACTTGAATCTGAAATTGATAAGATTTTATCTATTAAAGTTTCAACCGAAAATGCTGATAAAAATATTGACACAACAAAGATAAAAGTAAATGAACTTTCGGCTGTATCAAACACTAAAAGTGAAATAAAAATAGACACAACTGCTTCAAGTGAGAATGTTGATAAAACAAAAGCAAAAGTGTCTGAACTTGTAGTAGAGGCAAGTAAAGAAAATGAGATAAAAATTTCATCTGAGACATCAGAGCAGAAGATTGATAATGTTGGCAGTAAACTAAACATTATTAGAACGAAATTATCAGAGGAACAGTATTTAACTATTAGAACAAAACAGGAAGAATACAATGCTCTTAGGGATGAGCTGAATATATTTCTGAACGATAATAAAGAAAAAATAATCTCTGTAAATGATAGCGATGCAAAAACTAAGTTTTTTGAAATGAAAGCTAAAGCAGAAGAACTTTCCATAGAGATTGAAACGATAAAAGAACTTGGAATAACTACAGAGAGTGCAGTAACAAAAGCAACTACTGCAACTGACACAATCAGCAATTTGAACCCAGAAATAGTAATATCAACAAATTCTGGTTCTATTGATACAGCAAAGAGAGATGCAGAATCAATTAACACCATTAATCCTAATGTGATTGTAAGCACTGAAGATAGCCAAATCCAAGATACAAAATATGCTATTGATGAGATAGACAGTTCTTCTCCTACTGTTGTAGTAGAGGCAGACAACAAGAGTCTTGATGGTACAGGGAGACAGATTGATGCAATAGATGCTGAAAAGCCTAAAGTTGAGGTTTTGTCTGATGGTAGTGCCATAGCAAAAGTTGCTGATGAAATTGTAAGCCTTAGTTATATCGAGCCTCTAGTAACTGTGAGTATTTCAGACAATAAAGATGTAATTTATAAAAGAATTATGGCTCTTAACGGAATAAACACAAGGTCAGACCATACAATTTATTATCACTATGTTGGAAAACACCAGACAGGTGGTTTGATTCAACAACTTCCAAGGTTCGCAAATGGAGGTCATTTAGATAATGGGAGAGGTCACACGAGAAAACAAGGCAAGTTGTCTGGCTTTGGTGGTGGCGATAAAATAAAAGCACTCTTAGAAGCTGGGGAGTTTATCGTTAAGAAAGAAGCTGTCCAGAGACTAGGTGTTGGAAGGCTAAAAACAATAAATGAGGGGAAAATACCTCGATTTAAAGAAGGTGGCTACATAACACCAAGATTTGCTGATGGAGGCTCAGTAGCAAGTTCTAGTATTATGTCTAGTCTTACACTTGGTGGCATACCTGACCTACCAGACACAGCAAGTACTCATAAGATAAATGTAGACTCTTCAAGTGTTGATGAGTATGCACTTAAGAGAGCAGAGATAGAAGAAAAACTTGCAATAAAAATAAAAGAAATAAATGTTCAATTATCAGCAGACTTAAAAGGTCTTGATGATAATAGATTATCTCAACTTGAATCAACTCAGGACAAGATGTACAATCTAAGAACGAGTGCAAATTTAAGTGAGGTTGATGCAGAGAAAGTAAAAGTTGAAGAACTTGCAAGGCTGAACCAATTATTCAATGAGCAAATGTCAAATGGAAGAATATCTGAAGCACAGCGAACTGCTGGAGCAATTGACTCAATTAACTATAAGACTGCTCAGGATGAAATCTCTCAATTGAAGCTTACTGGAGATGCAAAAACGAAAGCAGTCAATGATATTATCGCTAAATATTCTGAAGAGTCTGGAGCAGTTCAAAAGTTGAACGATAAACTTATGGACACTAAAGCAATAGACTTCAGAAAAAATGCGAGTATCAATTCTGCAAAAGCCCAACAGATAGCATTTGAAAACTTAGCAAAAACAATTGCTGATTCTATTGCAAAAGCCATCTCTAGTATAAACAAACAAGTTTCATCAACTTCAAATGCTTTACAAAGCCTAAAGGGAGAAATAAGAGGAGTAATTAAATCTACTGGGAACTCTTCTTTTGGTGCTAGAAGAAGAAGAAAAGCGAGAGTAGGAACACAGAGTTCAAGTTTCTTTTCTGGTGGTATGGGATTTACATATTCAACTGGTGGACTTGCTGGTAAGAAAGCAGAGCCAAAGAGATTCTCAACAGGTGGAAGTCTTTCAGGATATGGTGGAGGAGACAGAATAAATGCTCTATTAGAAGCAGGAGAATTTGTAATTAGAAAAGAAGCTGTACGAAAACTTGGAATAAATACAATGAAAAATATAAACCAAGGAAACTTAGCTAAATTCTCAACTGGAGGCTCAGTAGGGAATAGAGGTTCTTCAATGTCAGTAGGAAGGACTGTGAACCTAAACTTAAACATAGGAGATAAGCAGTATAATGCTATCGCAGATGAAGATGTTGCAAATGCTCTTGAAAGACATTTAAGGAGAAACAGTTGAAAGTAAAACAAATAGATACAATAATTTTGTCAGAACCTCTTTGGATAGAGGAGTTTGACAATACTATAAATATTGAGTCTGAAGTTGTAAGGACAATTAATGGAAGTGTCTTGGTCTGGGAAAGACAGCTAAATAATAGAACAATAAACTATACTCTATCCAATGAAGATTCTTGGCAAGAAGAGAGTGTAAAAAATCTTCTAGTTGCTCATAAACTTGCTTCAATTGGAACAGAATTTAATATTGTACTTACAGATAACTCAACAGTAAAAGTTAGATACAGACACGAAGTTGGAAATGCAGTTGAGACAGACAGAATAATAAAATCAAATTTAAGCAGTATTTTTAGATGTAAAATATACTTAGCAAGGACAGAATAAAATGGCAGTTACATACAGATTGACAAAGGGCGAGGAACTTACTCACCCTGAAATGGATGAAAACTTTAAGCACTTAGATGTGAAGCATACTATTACGAACACTTCTCCTACTGACCAAGATAACTTATCGAGAGGTTTTAAAGAAGGTGTTCTGTGGACTAACACCAGTAGTGCTACGACATATTACTGTCTTATGTGTTATGCAAACTATGCCTATTGGGAGCCGATGGTTGCAAAGAAAACCTATGAAGTCGCAAAAGTTGAAAGTATCTTAGATGGAAATTTAGCTTTTCCTTCAGACTGGATTACAGTAGCAGTTTTTAGATTATTAGGTTCTGCAAATATTGGAGAAAATAAAAGTTTTACTATGGCAGGACTTGAGCAATATTACAATCATTATGTAAAAGACAGTCAATGGCAAGAAAATATTTTCTATAGTTATGAAACATATATTTATAGATTTTACCCTGAAGCTTCTTTTTATTCAAATAACAGTTTTTCATACGAAGTATATGTTGATTATAAAGTGATAAATAATTCTAGTGTATCTTCAGATTTTGAATTCAGTATTACAACTACAATGGGAGGAGTTACTCCTAATGTCAAAACTGATGGAAGCACGAAAGGAAGCAGAGAAACATTTGTAAGACAAAAGCTGATGTTTGATGTATTGAATAGAATTGCTTTTATCCATCAGGTGCTATTTGAAGCCCCAGATGCGACTGATATATCTTTGTCGGCAATAGGGTTATCAGTATATAGAGTGAATAAAAAGATGGTGCAATTTACTGCTGAACAAAGGGAAGCAAATGCAGTAGGTAGCATTGGTCGTCTTGCAAATGAAAGCTATATGAGTACATATGACAGTTCCATATCAAGCAGTGTATTAAATGGAAATATGAATATTTCTAATCTATATATGAGTGGAAGTATGTTCAGTGGAGAGATAAGAAGTATTACCAATGAGACTCTTAGAACAAAAACAACTTTTTCATTAAATGGTTCTGTTTGTCAATCAGATGTAAATTTTATCGACAAAAAAAGCAAATTCGAGACAGAACAAATTGCTTATAATACAGCAAAAGACAATGGAACACCACTACCATTACGATATGAAGGTTATACAATATTAAAAAGCCTGATACTTAACGGAATAGAAATGAGAATTACTGATTTTTCTGGAATAGTGAACCCTCAGCCTAGATATCACGGATATGGACAAATAGTGAATGAATATTCAGTTGGAAATAACTATTCAGTAGAGGAAAATTTTTGTACAAATGAAGAGTACCCATATAGTTTTACTTCTGTTGGTGATGTAGCAAAGACAGGAACAAAGGTACACCATTACAATAGTTTTGGCATAGGTACTGATTCAATAAACTATATTACTGCTACTTTTTTGTGTACAAACTTGACAACAAGAGAGGCTTGGATTTTTAACTATAGCTGTATCATAACAGTAGCCCCAGATAAAACAGTGTCTAAGAGACTTGAAGTATTCGATACTGTTGTTAAGGATGTTGCTGGATGGACTTTTGCTATAACTTTTTCGGATGAAACAGTTTTAGATTATGCAAGATTTTCGATAGTTATATTAGGAGAAGCTGGTACAGATGAAGTTCTGTCTACATCAAACATCAGGAATGTAAGTCAGTCACTCTCTGATTCTAATGGACTAGACAGTTCATCTTCATCTTCATCTTCATAAATAAAATGATAGAAAATGAAAAATTAAAAACAAAAATATTAATATTTGACAGGAATAGGAGAGCAGAGTATTTTTGCACTCTTTCAAACACTTTATCAGCAAGAGTACTCGCATATGGAAGCACAACAGAAATATTATTGATTAGTTATTTTGATAGCACTTTCTCTCTAGGCGATTATTGCTATATTGCAAGCGAAAACGAAGTACAGGAAATAATATTAAATGAAAAGCTAAAGAGTAATATTGTCATAGTTGATGGAGAGATGAGATTTAAGTTAAGATGTGCTAAAATTGTTGGCAGAAACAACAAACATATTCAGAGAGCGAGACCTAACATCCAGTTTCGACCTGAGTAAAAAAAAAGGATTAAAAAAATGGCAAATCAACCAAAAGTATTTGAGAAAATGATAGGAAATATATGGTTTCACACTATGCTCTTTGAGAAAGCAGGGGATTTTAAAAATGGACATAAACATAACTTCGACCATTCTCATATTGTAGGCTGTGGTTCAGTAGATGTGTATGAAATGGAGTATTTTGAGGATGGTACAGCTAAACCTGATAGAACACTACTTGGAACATTCAAGAAAGGTGATATATTCCTTGTACCTAAAAACAGAAGTCATACGATAGTTGCATTAGAAGATGGAACTTTTGGCTCTTGTATTCAAGCGATTAGGGATGATGAGACTGAAGAGATTTTGTCTTGTTTCTGTGATGGAACTGAATGGGATGATAGCTCGACTATTAAGCTGTAAGGATTACTTTTGGGCTACACAGAGAGTGGATATAATGAATCGGGATATGTAGAAGGTGACTTAGCTTTAAGTGCCGACTACTCAAAAGCAATAGTTGTTGATAAGACAATTCTTTTATCAAATGGAACAGTAATCACTGACTATATAAAAGACTTGAAAATATCTACTTCAATAGGAAAAGCATACTCAACTGCTGTATTTAATACTGGAAATTTTTCAATAGATAAATCTTTTATAAGAAGTTCAACTAATTATATTAAAATAAATATAGGACTGATAGAAAGAGACTTTATAATAATTGATATAGATGAAGACTGGGAGGGAAATGCTACTGTTTTTTGTAGAAGCTTCCAGTGTCTGCTATCTGAGCCTTTTAGCAGTTCAGTTTATTCACTTGAAAAAGAGAGAACAACTTCAGAAATAATTGCAAAATATGCAGTAAAATCAGGTATAGAAATAACTAATAAATTGCCAGATATCAATATAACTGCGAATAGCTTTAAGCGAGATGGAACGATGCTGGATGCAATTTCTTCAATTGTATCTGTAACTAAAAGTGAGATAATACCATTTGAAAAAAAATTGGTTCTTGACTCAATTAAGACAATTCCAGAAAACTTCACTGGTTCGCTTTTTATAGGACAGGGTGAGATAACAGATGTAACTGTTTCAAAAACAGATAGCAATGATAACAAGATTAAAAATATCCTTATCAATGTATCAAGAGGAGATATCTATTCAGAACCAAAAATTACACTTATGTACGACAGTCAAGAGAGTGATTTTGCGAAAGGAAGATTTCTCTTTAACCCTATTATTTCTGATAAAACAGAATTTAATGTTACTGGAACTAGACTAGCTGAAATAGAGTTGAGAACATTCACTTTTTCAGAGTCAGCTCTAAATGACTTTTATATAACAGTGGATGGTGGAATTAAAACTCTTGGTTCTGTAAAGATAGATGGTATAGACATAACAGGCGAATGTGAGTTTGTATCAGGTTTCAATGTAATAACACTTGGAACTGAGAGAACAGGTCTTATTGAGGTTCTATACAGTACTGACACGATATCAGGCTCAATACCTCTTTCTACACATATTGCACGAGAAATTGAGGTGTCGATTAGTGGAGAATACAAAAACCAAGAGATTAATGAAAAAATA